AACTACAAGTACTAAAGTGCAAGCAGCGAGCACTTAGTGAGAGCGAAATGGCCGCTATTGCAGAACTGAAGTCTATGGATGATGTTATGCCCCGTCCTACTCCCGACGCACAAAAGACACTCCTTGACGAAATTCGAGAAGTCTCATCTGAAGATATGGATGAGAGTCTGGAAGATGAGTTCAACATCGGATGATTTTATTCACGGCAGACTGGCATATAAAGCTAGGTCAAAAGAATGTTCCACGAGAGTGGGCATTAAACCGCTACCGCTTATTCTTCGAGCAGATACACTCTCTCGAAAAGCAGTGCAATATGCACATTATTGGTGGTGATCTTTTTGACCGTCTGCCGAACATGGAAGAGTTGGAGCTGTACTTTTCGTTTATTCGGAAAGTACAGATTCCGACTCTTATCTATGACGGTAATCATGAAGCAACAAAGAAAAACAAAACATTTTTTACACAATTAAAGCAAGTATCGAGGGATATCAATCCTCTAGTACAAATAGTAGATATTTCGTATGTAGATACTGATTTTGGGTTTGGGGTACTTCCCTACGCAGACCTTCATCGTAAAAACTCTATTGAACTGTTTGACCAAAGCAAGCCTTTGTTTACTCATGTTCGTGGTGAGATACCTCCACACGTCAAGCCAGAGGTGGACTTAGACAGATTTGAGGATTTCCCTGTTGTTTTTGCAGGAGACTTGCACGCCCATAGTAATACTCAGCGCAATATTGTATACCCAGGAAGCCCTATGACCACTTCATTTCATAGAAATGAGGTTAGTACAGGGTACCTTCTGATAAACCCAACTAACTGGACATGGATGTGGGACTCTTTTGAGCTGCCCCAGCTTATCCGTAAGACCGTGTCTAGTACTGATGAAATGGTCCCTACAGAGTGGCACCACACTATCTACGAGATAGAAGGTGATATGCAAGAACTTGCAAACGTAAAAAATAATGAACTGCTGGATAAGAAAGTAATTAAGCGAAGTAGTGAAGCAACTCTTGTTATGGACAAAGAGATGTCTATGCAAGAAGAGTTAGTAGAGTACTTAACTTATATTCTAGAAATACCAGAATCACGGATACCCAAAATAGTAGGTATATTTAATGATTACGCTTCAAAAATTGAAATGGAGTAATTGTTTTAGCTATGGCCCTGATAACGAGCTAGATCTAAGTAGTAATACAGTCACACAGCTTGTTGGTACTAATGGGATGGGAAAGTCCTCCATCCCGTTAATTATAGAAGAGGCTTTATATAACAAGAACTCAAAAGGCATTAAAAAAGCCGACATACCCAACAGATATGTAAATTCTGGGTATGATATACATTTGACATTCACAAAAGATAGTACTTTGTACGATGTTATTATCAATAGAAAGTCAAATATTAAACTGCAACTGCTAGAAAATGGTGAAGATATTAGTTCGCACACAGCAACTAATACATACAAAACTCTTCAGGATATACTGGGTATTGACTTCAAGACTTTCTCTCAGCTAGTATATCAAAACACTAATAGTAGTTTACAGTTTCTCACCGCAACAGACACAAACCGAAAAAAGTTTCTCATAGATCTTCTACACCTAGAGCACTATGTGAGGTTCTTTGACTTATTTAAAGAAGAGGCGAGAAAGAGTACGATAACTCTTACTAGTATTGAATCAAAAACAGCGACAATTGAAAAGTGGTTGCACGATAACAAATTGAGTGATACAACCATACTGCCTGTATCTGAAATTTCAATTGAGACGGGTGAAGACGAACAAGACCTCGCCAACCTTATGAGTGAAATTAAAAATATCTCTGAGAAAAATAAAAAGATTTCTCAGAATAATACTTATAAAGACTTGTTGTCTAACATTAGTATTGAAGATGCTCAAAGTTGTAAAGTTTCTGGTATTAAATCATACGACGAGCTACAGGCAGAAAGCGGTAGCTTAACACAAGCAGTAGCGGGGTCTCAACGACTTTTAAACAAGCTAAGTGGGCTAGGAGCACATTGCCCCACTTGCGAGCAATCCGTAGATAGTGCTTTTATACGAGAGCTTATCAATGAAGAAGCGGATAAAATAACGGAGGCAGAAACAAGACAAGATGAAATTAAGCGAAGAATACTCAAAATTAAACGAAACAATGAGGAATACCAATCTGCACGAAAAATTCAGCGCGACTGGGAAGATCTATTCAGAAGTATCGACCAGAGCCTACCAGCGAATGTGCTGGACCCTGTCGAGCTTAAAAGCAGGGCACAGGAAATTTCGAAAAGAATATCAGAAGCAAAAGAAGAACTACAGCGCATCTCAAAGCAAAACGAGTCCATAACTCGTCGTAATACTCGAATACAAGTAATTCTTGAACAAACAGAACAGTTTGAGACAGAGCTATTTGAATTAAACGAGTTGGTTGACCTAGAGACAGACACTGCAAGCAGTCTAGAAGTACTAAAAAAGTCTTTCAGTACGAATGGATTACTTGCATACAAGATAGAGAATTTGGTAAAAGAGTTGGAAGAACTCACAAATTATTATCTAGCAGAATTGTCCGATGGTCGTTTTACTTTGGAGTTTGTAGTTACAAATGATAAACTTAATGTTCAAATCACTGATAATGGTAACATTGTGGATATTCTTGCTCTCTCTAGTGGAGAGTTGGCAAGGGTGAACACCGCTACTCTAATAGCAATACGTAAACTTATGAGTAGTATATCCAAGTCTAGGATCAATATTTTATTCTTAGATGAGGTCATCGCAGTACTTGACGATGCCGGAAGAGAAAAGCTCGTAGAAGTACTTTTACAGGAAGATTTAAATACTTATGTTGTCAGCCACGGGTGGACACACCCTCTGCTTGACAAAGTAGAAGTAGTTAAGTCAGGTAATATTAGCAAGTTGGAGCACTGATGGGACACGTACGACGTATGCAAAGTAATCGTAGGCGACAAATCCACGAGATGATAAAGGAGAGAGAACTTGAGAAACATAATAGCAGACAGCATGATGAGCTATCTAGCGGGGAAAGTGAAGTATCACAAAGCGAATGTACTGATCTACATGAGGAGTCCAGTGGGAATTGGAGAGCATCCTGATATTCTTGGAGCAATTGAAGAAGAATTATCAAAAGCTGCTGAGTATTCAGAAAAGTATGAAATGCTTGGCGAAATTTTGATGGGCAACGATGTAGATGGTTGACAGCAGGGCTAAGGGCGCAAGAGGTGAGTATCTTGTAAGAGATATGTTGCGCGAAGCCACGGGTCATCAGTTTGAGAGAGTACCGGCCTCCGGTGCTCTTGAGTATTTAAAGGGAGATATATACGTTCCACACGCAAAGAATCGTTTTTGCATAGAAGTAAAGAACTATGAAAAATCTCCTCTTTCAGATAAAATATTCACTGCACCTCGAACAAATAACTTAATCAAATGGTGGAAGAAACTAGAACAACAAGCAGAAGGCGGCGGCCAGGAGCCTTTATTGTTTTTCAAATACAATCGGTCAGAGGTATTTGTTGTTACTAATATTCTTCCAGAAGTCACAGACCATTGGATTTATATAGAATGGTTGCAATGTCATGTGCTTCTTGCAAAAACATGGCTTGCAGAAGAAAAGGTAGGGTTTTTATATGGCGTTTAATTTTACAGAAAAAATTGCAGAAGGCCCCTCAACACTGGTAGTAGATTCTTTAAACTTAGCCTTTCGTTGGAAACATCAAGGTCGTACAGACTTTAGATATGACTTTCAGAAAACAGTAGAAAGTTTAGCAGAGTCTTACCAGTGTAAGTCAATTATAATCACAGCGGATTGGGGCTCTTCATCTTATAGAAAAGTAATATACCCAGATTATAAACAGAATAGAAAAGACAAATTTGCAGATCAAACAGAAGAGGAAAGAATTGCTTTTGAAGAGTTTTTTGCAGAGTACGAAGCATCTTTAGATGTTTTAGCAGAGGACCACTTAGTGCTACGGTACTACGGAGTAGAAGCAGATGACATCGCAGGATATTTAGTAAAGCATAAAGAGAGATACAATCTGGGAAGAATGTGGCTTATATCTAGTGATCGAGATTGGGATCTCCTTATTAAAGACGATGTAAGCAGATTTTCATATGTTACAAGAAAAGAAGTCACCCTAGAAAACTGGAAGACTCACTACAATGTTACCCCCGAAGAATACATATCGTTGAAGTGTTTAGTAGGGGATAAAGGGGATAATGTGCCAGGCATTCCTGGTGTAGGCCCCAAGAGAGCAGAAACTTTAATTAAGGCGTATGGCGACGCTTTAGACATTTATAACCAACTCCCGATTGCAAGTAATTATAAGTATATTCAAAGCTTGAACCAAAATGCAGAACAATTACTAGCAAATTATGAGTTAATGGATATACTTACTTATTGTGAAGATGCAATAGGAATGAAGAATATTCCTGACATAGAGAATAGATTGTATGAGCGTTGAAATTGATTTTAGAAGAGATCGCTATCTTTCAGAGTTTAGTATTAAAACTCTACAAGACAGATATTTAGTAAATGGAGAAGGTTCTCCACAGCAGGCGTTTGCACGAGCAGCAGAAGCCTTCGCGGATGATGATGCACATGCCCAACGGCTGTATGACTATGCTAGTAAGCTATGGTTTATGTTCAGTACCCCTATTCTCAGTAATGGTGGTACTAAGCGTGGGCTTCCTATTAGTTGTTTTCTTAACTATGTGGATGATAGTAGACGAGGTATTACCGACCACTATACAGAAAATGCTTTTCTTTCTTCTGTTGGCGGGGGCGTCGGCGGCTATTGGGGAGACATACGTTCAGTTGGTTCTAAAACCTCTAATGGTTCCGAGTCTACTGGGGTAATACCTTTTATGAAAGTGGTGGATGCAGAAATGCTTGCCTTCTCACAAGGAGTCACACGTCGGGGAAGCTACGCGGCATATCTGCCGATGAATCATCCCGAAATAGAGGAATTTTTAGATGTTCGAAAGCCTACTGGTGGGGATATTAACCGCAAGTCTACTAACCTTCATCACGGTGTGGTTATTCCTGATGATTTCATGGAGCTTATCGAAGGTGCCACTAAGGTGGAAGGATTTGATGATAGTTGGGATCTTGTGGATCCTAATAGTGGAGTTGTAACAAAGACTGTATCAGCAAAGACACTTTGGGTAAAATTAATACAAAATCGTGTTGAGACTGGTGAGCCTTACATTATGTTTGGGGACACAGTACAGGAGGCTCTTCCTCAGTGCCAGAAAGACTTAGGACTACAAGTACATCAGTCAAATCTTTGTAGTGAGATTACTCTTGTAACCAGTGAAGACCGAACAGCAGTATGTTGTTTATCTAGTGTAAACTTAGAGGAGTATGACTCTTGGAGTAATGATCCTCACTTTATACCTGATTTAGTGCGAATGCTGGATAACGTTCTTACTCACTTTATTGCGAACGCTCCAGATGAGCTACAGAAAGCACGATTCAGTGCAGAAAAGGAGAGAAGTATTGGCTTGGGAGCGATGGGGTTCCATGCCTATTTACAACGGCACAACATTCCGTTTGAATCGGCAATGGCGAAAGGACGTAATATGGCTATGTTCTGGCACATTAAATCTGCTGCGGAAACTGCCTCGCGCACTCTTGCGGTGGAGCGCGGAGAAGCACCTGATGCAAAAGGTACGGGTATGCGTAATTGCCACTTGCTGGCTGTTGCTCCAAATGCTTCGTCTAGTATTATCTGCGGCAACACTAGTCCTAGTATCGAGCCTTACCGTGCTAACGCATATTCACAGAAAACTAAAAGTGGTACCTCTTTACAAAAGAACGAGTATCTTGAGGATCTTCTCCGAGACCTAGAAATGGATACTGATGATGTATGGAAAAGTATTGTTACAAATGGCGGATCAGTAGCGCATCTAGACTTCCTTGATGACTGGACAAAAGATGTATTTAAAACTGCCGTAGAGATAGATCAGCGATGGGTTATAGACATGGCAGCAGACAGACAAAAACACATTTGCCAAAGTCAGTCTCTAAATGTCTTCTTCCCCTCGGATGTATCAAAACAAGAGCTACACGCTGTTCATATGGCCGCGTGGAAAAAGAAAGTAAAAACTTTATATTACTTACGAAGCGAAGCGTATAAGCGAGCGGAAACAGTATCGGACGAAGCACTAAGACAGCGTATTTTTGATTCTATGGACGAGAATGAATGTCTAGCGTGTGAGGGTTAAGATGAACGTAGAAATTTATGGAGCAGATGGATGCGGCTTTTGTGATAAAGCCGTAGACCTGGCAGAAGAGTTGTGCCTCGATTATACTTATATTGACGCCAACCAAGCAACAATTGAATTTAGTAGATTATTTCCCGGCGCTAAAACCGTTCCTCAAATATTGGTGAATGGTGAATGGGTCGGAGGATATAGCGACTTCGAAGAAGTCATGGAGAGCTTTTAATGAATCTTCTCACTGAAAGAGAATACTATAAACCTTTTAACTACCCTTGGGCTTTTGAGCACTACAAGAGTCAGCAGCATATGCACTGGCTTCCAGATGAAGTCAATCTTGCAGACGACTTGAAAGATTTTCGAGAAAAACTTACACCAGGCAATAAAAAACTATTGACTCAGATCTTTAGATTCTTTACACAAGCCGACGTAGATGTATGTTGTGGGTACGCTAAGCATTACTTACCAACATTTAAGCAGCCTGAAGTAAGAATGATGCTTTCTGCTTTTGCTGCAATGGAAGCAGTGCATCAAGAAGCATATTCACTACTACTCGAAACTCTTGGGTTTGGAGATGATGAGTATCAAAAGTTCATGGACCATAAAGCAATGATGGATAAGCACGAACACTTATCTACTTTTGGCATGGATACGCCCATGAACATTGCAAAGACTATGGCGATTTACTCTGGGTTTACAGAAGGAGTACAGTTATTTAGTAGCTTTGCTATCTTGCTTAACTTCCCGCGACACAACCTTATGAAAGGAATGG